GCTGCTTTCCCTTATGGTGATCATGACGATTTAGTCGACTCAACAACACAGGCATTGTTGCGATTCAGACAGGGTAACTTTATCCAGCTGGAGTCTGATTACATAGATGAACCCAAATACATAGAACAACGAGAATATTATGGCTGAAGACGATATAAATATTTTTGAGGAATTTTACGACAGTATTAAGCCTAGCGGATCATTTGACCAAGGCGCATTAAATCTCGGAAAAGCCGTAACAGATGTATTAACCCCAAATGAGCAGACACAAGCAGAGATAGACGCATACGACAAACAAAGACAAGATGCATTAAACCTTATGTTTCAAGCATCAGGTGTGGATCCAGAATCATTTGAGGGTAGCCTGCTTGAAAACAAATTTAGAGGGGATAGAGATTTACAACAATTATTGGGATTTGAACAAGATACAGGAAAAGAGTTTATATATGATTTTGCAAGACTTGGTAAGTTTTTATTTGGCGATGCAAATGACGGGCTAACATCCATGAAAGAGCAGGGCACTAAATTTAAAGAACTACCATTCAATCAAAAGTTTGGCATAGTTATGTTACCAATTGATGCTCTTGATGTCATAGGTATTGGAGCGTTAGCTAAA